GCTGCGCGTTCATAGGCTCGGCGTGGCGAAACATATGAGATTACGTTGTCGATTAAATTCATTGCTTCCTCCTACCGCGTGGGCCAACGGGCATAGGCCCGAGTGGTTCCTATAGCTTCACAAGATATCTCTTGCTTCAACTTTGCTTCCCTGTCATAGAGTGTTTTCAAATCGCCCTTTGTAACCTTCCTGCTACCGACCCCATACTCTTGCGCTCCGGATTCAATCGCCGCAATCGCTGACTGCACCCGCTCAAGTTGCTGTTCCAGCGTTTCCACAGGGCGTCACCTCCTTATCCATTTACTTTTCTGCCCGTTCGTTTTCGGTTCACCGTGTGGCGCAGCAACAACCATTTCCGGTTCCACCAGGTACCGGACCCCTGCAATCTCCGCCGCCAGCGTACAGTTGACTTCCACATCCAGCATGTGGTTTTGCGCATGGCTGCTGATCGGCTGCCATTCATACGTTACACGCCCTTTTTTGTCCTTGCTCTCTACTTTCTGTTCAGCGCAGATCATGTCTGCATACCTTCGATCACATCCTTGATACACGTTCCACGATCCAGGCAATCCGCAATCGATGGTTAGACGTCCAGCAATAAAATCTTTAAATTGATTGGAGTCGAAATTATAAAGTCGCAATCCAAAATACTTATCCAGGATCGAAACGCTGTACCGTGATCGCATTGCCTTGGATGCACCCTTGGTCGGCAAACACACTTCCTGTCGCATCGCACAGAACTGATAAACCTCATCTGCGTTATACCCAGAGTCAATGCAGGCTAGGTTGACTTGGAAAATTTCACCCTGTGTGGACACATAGGGTCTATCAATAATCTCTTCAATTTCCGCCCAGGTCTCAACCCGGCCATAATCAACAAGCCAAGATGTCAGCTTCGGCCCCCAGGCCCGGACGCCCCACCAAAAATGATTCAATTGCACATCAACGCCCATCGTGAGAAGTTGCGCTTGTTCCGGCACTCTGCCCTGTTCATGGGTATACTGTTTTTCAAGCACTACATCCGATTGCATTTTGCTTGCCTTGTCTTCCCACGGCTCGGCGAGCCAAGAGTTGACGAAGTTCATTAAATCTTCCGGGGTATCTTTTACCGACAAAAACTTTGCGGCCACGTCACCGAACGTCAGCCACGGCGAATAGATAGAGTTCAAATGAAAACCGACAGAGCGAACGCGCCCTGTCGGTTTATTTTGTGCTCGCCATTTTCCACGACGAAGCATTTCCATTTTGTGACGATCATCAATATGCTCGCCGCACTTTTCACATTCATACCACGCAGAATATCTGACGAGTTGAGGATCGTCCATTCCTTTTGGCCATTTTATCTGCGCAAAAACAAACGCTTGCTCATGCCCGCAATATGGGCACGGCACATGATATTTCTTTTTGAGCGCTGAATTTTCATATGACTTCCAAATATTGCCTCGTTTCGTCGTTGTTGTCGAAACCTTGACGTTCTTTTTGTTGTAGAAAGTCTTTTGTCGCTCACCAATAAGTTCACCCGGACTGGCTTCCCTACCCGTCCATTTGGGATACTTATCAACTTCATCTTGGAAAACATAGCGAACAGGTCTTGCCGCCGCGTCGGATGGAGAATTTGCGCCGATAAGCGCCAGATAGTTATTAGTGAATTGCAGTTCCAACTTTTCGCTGGTTCTTTCGTTGTACTTGTTGCGAATCGCGGGAGATAACCGGAACATTGGTTGCAATCTGTTTTCTGATGCGAACTCAGCCAGTTTGTCAGTCGGATACATAACAATGATTGGTCCAGGATCTTGGTCGATAGCGTAACAAAGCATATTGTATTCGGCTTCGGTCTTTCCGAGTTGGCTACCGGCACAAAACGTGATGTCTTCAATCTCGTCGTCACAGAACGAATCCATAATTTCACGCAAATACGGAGTTCGTTCGGTTCTCCATGGACCAGGAGCTGCAGAAGACTTTTCGTCAAGAATTCTATATTTATCAGCCCACTCTGATACTGTTATTTTTTCCGGCGGCTTGAATACTGTAAATGCTTCAACAATGAATGCCGGCCATTTATTTCTCTTGTCTAATCTCACCGGCTTCCGCAAGCTGTCTGAGTGCTTCGTGGATCGCATCGTCAACCTTCCTTTTTGCTACCAACGCCACTTCTGGTTCAAAACTATTTACCTCGATGGCTATGTTATGACCGATGGCCAGCAATGACTTGCGCAACACTCCGAACAGACGCCTCAAATCAGCCGTAACGTTATCTGTCGCTACATATTTCCCTTCCGCGACAGCCAATTTGATTGCTTCCTGTCCAGCCTTGGCCTCTTTCCAATTTGCCTCCGCTGCCAACTTACGAGCTGCTGGACTTTTATTTCCGTCGCTGGCGCCATACTTCCACTCAATCAACATTTTGACATCCCATTTTCCATAGCCAATTTTTGGTGCGCCGCGCTTCTCCCAACTTGAAAGTGTCTCGGCACTTACGCCAAAAAACTTCATTGTATCAGCCGTGCCACGAACCCACCAGTTATCGGGGTTCTCAGGCACGGCGTCCGCGTGTGGCGGACACTCTTTTGTTCTTTTAACTTTCAAGGTTTCAACCCCAAATTTTTGATTTTACGCGGAGAAATATCGGGGCTCGCCAGACCCGCAGTATAAGGGTTTTCAGGGAGGACCCGTTTCTCATTTCCTTCACTCACGAGCGTCGTGCTTCGCCTGAGTGTCTCGCCACCGCGCAGCCTGTCTATTAATCAACCATAATCTGCATGCTCTGACATCGCCCGGAATGTGTTTCTTCCTCTTTTTCACCTTCAGCGCCTTACCGTCTTTAGTGGCCACTACTTCCGTTTCCTCGATTTCATAACCCAAAGCCCGCTTAAAAAGGCTTTCCTCAACTTCGAAATCGGCGAAATTCTTTCCCCCTGTTTTGGCCTGACATAATTCCGGGTAAAGTTTGTACCAACGATACAGTTGCCGGACCGACATTCCGAACTCACTTGCAATCTCTTCGTCGGTAGCGCCAGCACGACACATCCATTTGATCATCTTCGAATGAAAACTTGGGTCATATGTGCATTTTGCCCCTCGCCTTTTTTCGAACATTTGTTCTATTTATTATTGTCGACACCCCCAATCGTGTGTTACGATTGTATTGAGGTAGTAGTCTTACCCAAACCGTGGCCACGGTCTGTTCTACTATCTCCCACCGAGGATGCCCGGAAAAGGGGAAGCATGGTGCACTAACACTAGCTTCCTCTTTTTGACAAAATAAATCATTTCTCCAGCTTATTAATATGCAGGAATTCAAAAACTTTCATAGAAGCTATCAGCATCAAATTGACCGAATTTATGCTTTTTTTCGCACTCCGCCGTCACTTATGCTGTGGAGGTGATAACTACAGAAAAACACTAATTTGATATCTTATTTTATTTGTACTCCACAATTTACTAGGAGGGACAATCTTTATGAAAAAGCATTTTCTTTGCTTCGTTACAATTTTGTTTTGCATTTCTACATCATGTTTTGCTGCTGAAAAAAAAGCGGACCCTTCAGATCAATGGATGTCCGCCAAAGATGCTTCGATACTCTTCGTAAAGCAAATTAAAGCCAAATATGATATATCCGCTTTGGACAAGTCTTCAAAAAAATATACCGATTATATGAAAGCTAAAGCAGATTATGAAGAAGCTGCTACAAGTGCGAACAGGGTTAAAGAACAAATGATAAAAGGATTAACTCAAGGGGAAAAATTTAATGCCTCCTTTTTTGAACAATATCAACCCGAAATGGGAGCTGCCAATGTTTTGGTTAATGATTTTTTCAATTCTGCGGATACATTGCTTGTTGATCCCCAAAATAAAAGATTTGCTTATGGAAGTGGGAAAAGCGGTAGCTATATCGCACTTTTGCCCAAAATTGTTGATCTAATCCTCGCCCTATGGAAAGAGTGGGGCGATAGGAATATAGAAGAAGACAAAAGAAGAACCGCAGGCATCAATTGGATCAACAATAATATGACTTGGCCAGAATGGGAAGCAATAAAATAATTGATCATCTCTTTTCGGAAAGGATTTTCTTCCCAGTGAACTCTCCCCACCGCCTAACAATCACATCGCAATACTTCGGATCCAGCTCCGCCGCATAACATACACGCCCCAACTGTTCAGCTGCAATGACGGTCGTTCCTGATCCGCAAAACGGATCCAGAATCAGATCGTCTTTTTTTGTGCTGTTGCCGATCGCCATCGCCACCAACGCCACCGGCTTCATCGTTGGATGTTCCAAGCTCGCCACCGGTCGGTCAATGTTCCATACTGTCGTCTGCTTACGATCCCCATACCATGAGTGCGCTGCTCCTTCTTTCCAACCATACAGAATTGGCTCATGCTGCCATTGGTAGTCCTGCCGTCCTATAACGAAGTGCTGCTTCGCCCAGATGATGCATTGCTTCAGCAGAAAGCCTGCTTCAATCAGTGCTGTCCGGAAGTTGACGCCCTCCGTATCCGCATGGCACACATAAATGGCGCCACCTTCTTTGGTGACGGCCGCAGCCGCGGTGAATGCCGCAAGTAGAAAAGCGCGGAAGTCTGCGCCTGACATATTGTCATTGGCAATCTTCAGCGCTTCTTCTGTCCCGCCGGTGTAGTCGACATTATATGGGGGATCCGTAAATACGGCATCCGCCATGCGACCATCCATCAACTTCTCCAACACCTCTGGGTCTGTGCTGTCACCGCAAATCAGCCTGTGCCGTCCAAGCTGGATAATGTCACCGGGCTTGGTAACCGGATCCGTGATGTCAGCAACAGCCTGGTCAACATCGAATTCATCATCGATAGCAGTCTTGTCTTCAAACTGCGCCAGCAGCTTATCGATGTCTTTGTCCACAAATCCAGTCAATTCGCGATCAAAGTCGATATCGAACTTCGCCAGCAGCCGACTCACCGCTTCGTCGTCCAGTTCGCTGAGCTCGGCGATCCTGTTGTCAGCAATCATATCCGCCCACTCTTCGGCTTCAGTTGCATAGTCCTGGCGGTCGACCGGTACTTCCTCCAGCCCTAACTTCTGAGCAGCCAGCAGGCGACCGTGGCCACGAACGATAAAACCAGAGCGAATGCTTACCGTAATCGGTGCACGCCAGCCCTGTTTTTTAATTATCTTGGACAGAAGTTCTATTTGTTTGTCCGGATGCCGGTTCGGGTTATGCGGGTTCGGCACCAATGTAGTGATGTCAGCTAATTCATCGTATGCACAGTGAATTGAAATGTTGTCGGGACTATCGTTCAATACTTTTCCTCCTTCGTTTAGGGCATGAAAAAACCGCCCTGTTTTAGGCGGTTTAGTTAGTCGTCGTAGTGTCCGCAAACTTGTACGATATAGATTTCTCCGTCAACAATCGCATAGATCAGACGATGTTCCGAAGTAATCCGACGGCTCCAGTAGCCACTAAGTTCATACTTCAAGGGTTCCGGCTTGCCGATTCCCTCATTGCCGTTCCGGTCGATGTCATTAAGCAACGCATGGATTTTTTTAATAATTGTTTTGTCCGTGTTGTAGAATTGCAGATATTCTTCCCAAGCCAAGTCCGAAAACCTTTTAATCATCTATCAATTCACGGACCTTCCCCTGTCCGGCCTTCAATTGCCCAATAGACTTGATCAGTCTGGCATAAGCCTTTTTATCTCGTCGAACAAACATATTTTCCTGCATATTA